TCTTCTCTAGGATCATTAGCCCCTCTTACTATAACATATGCTTGATCTATGCCGCAGCAACGTCCAACATACTCTTGCATTACTTGCGGAGTAGTAGGATAGCCAAGTTCAATATCGTAGTAAGTAACTTCCATATTTTGAAGTTGTGGAAAATCTAATGGACGTTCTTGTATCGGTGTCTTTTTTCCTGCGCCGATACTTTGGATGTCAAATTTCTTTAGAGAAGTTTCTAAAGTATCTTCAAATTCTTTCGGTAATTCGCCAGCAACGCCCATTTTAAATTCATAAGTCTTTTTAGACTCTGTTAGTATTTCAGTAAATGATCTCATTGTAATTCCTTATATACTATTTATCTTTATTCATGCCTTTTAGCTGTGCTAATAAACTATTACGGTCTGTTACAACATATCCGTCGCCATTAACAATATCGTTGTTATTTGGATTTGAATCTCTATCTTGCTTTTCTTTTTTAAGTTGTAGTTCTATCATTTTAAGTTTTTTATCTAGTTTTGCTGTTTTAGCATCTAGAGAAGTCTTAAGCATGCCGCCAGCAACTTCAAATACTCTGCTTGCATAACGCGACTCAACATTCATACCTAAGTCCATTAAATCGTCATATGCATCCATGGCTTTTTGTGCAACTTCGTTAAGTTCTTTATCAGCCATATCTCCTAAGCCTTTAACTGCAGGTAGTGCTGAAGTTATTTTATCAAACTCTTCTATATCACGAATTGTTTTATTTTGTTCTTTGATTTCGTATTTTGCTTGCTGTTTTTCTTGCTTCTCAGCATTTTTAATAATTTCCCTCGAATCAGGTAAATTAAGCAAGTCTTCAAGTTTTTTAGTCATAGTATTACACCTATATTATTTGAAGTATTTAGTTAAAATTCGTAGCCGTAAAATTTAATATCTTCTTTTAATCTATTTGATACTATGTTTTTAGTTTTTTTATTATACCAAGATTGATATGTAGTAGTACCGGATGTATTTTCATTACTTAATGGTATATAACAATTTAGATACTCTTGAATTTGTTTAAACTCTTCGTTGAGATTTTCAAATCTCAATACTAAATTACATTGTTCGAGATATTTTTTTTGAGACATCCATACCCATTTATGTCCAGTTTCGTCGATAGTAGTAATCCACTCTTCAAAACTAGGAAACGGCATTGTAATATTTGCTTTACAATTTCTTTTATAAGTTTTTTTTTTTAGATACTTATATGCACTTACAGTTTTAGAAAATGGATTTCTTACAACTGCAAAACTAAAATTATACATATCTCGAGAAAAATTAAAACGCTGTTCTCTTAGTAAGCGATTTAAGTGTATATGCTTTCCGCCGACTTTTCTGCCATCTGCATACTTATGTAACCAAAAAGATATACTAGTGCCAGCGTTTTTTTGAATATGAATAAAGAGTAATTTATTATCTACAAGTGTTGCCATTTAGCCCCACCAGCCGGCACCAAGTCCTGTTAGCCATACAGAAAGTCCTATCAACCCAGCTAAGCCTACAAGTAGGATTATAACAAGGAAACCTTCCATAAATGCTGCCTTACGTTCTTGCTGCTTGTACAAAGTTTCTTCGCGTTCCTTACGTATTTTTCTACGCAATTCGATCATTTCTTTCCAAGTACCATAACCAAATCTTATGTTCAGCATGTCTTGGAGTTGTTGTTCTTGTTCTGCCAGTTTTTTCTTCTGTACGATAATGGCTAATGCTTCTTCTTCTACAGAGCCGCTATTAAATAATTTTGTAAAGATTGGAGGGTTTTTACGTTGTGCTTCTGCTCTGTTTAAATCAGCAGCAGCACCGTACCACTTACCCAGTTGCCCCATAACGTCTTCAATTTCTCTACCAGCATGAACTAGTTTTTTCACACCATTAAATGCAGCCGTAGCGGCGGTGATCGCTGTAATTGGATCTATCATAATCTTACCCTCAATTTATGGAGTTTGCCCTCTCCATAAGTATTTAGCCTATTTACGTGTGCGGCCTTGGTGGTATAAATCTTTTTCAGTTATGATACGGAATGTAATTTTATTTTGTTTTGACCAAGTTCGTGCTGCTTCCCACTTTGCTTGATTAATAACATAATGAACTTGATTATGTTTTGACTTTCCTAGATTTTCTTTTACAGCTTGATTACTAGGTTTTACTTCAATAAGTTCGGCATGGCTTCTGCCTTTTGCATCATTATATGCTATAAAAAAATCTGGAACATAAATGGTGTGTTTGCCAGTTAATGGATTTCTGTAAGGAATACGTATTGCTTCACTTGCCCATTGTGTAATAGAAGGATGCTCATCACAAAATTTCATAAAGTGAAATTCCCATCCACTTCGATATGTGGGAGCTTTGTTACCAGCATACTTTTCAGGATTTTTAATCGTATACTTACCTTGTGCATACCTAGCCATTTTAAATTATAATATTTCTTTGACTAAAATTAGCAGATTCTAAATTTTGAGAAAAACCTATTGTGCTAGATTTAGTTCTATTAAAATTTAAAATTTGAGATATCGTAGTGTTAAGTTCTACAGGTGATAACCCATTAAGTGTATCTATTAATTGAAATACTGGAATGTTATTATTATTTGCTTGTTCTAATAGCATTACAGATATTTTTCTAGAACTTGATTTACTAAATCCTCTTTTTTCAAAATATCCATTTAATGCATTATATTCATTAGATGTAACAGGCACTCTTTCATTATCCTGCCTATCAAAAAAATTATCTTGATCAAAATATTCCATATTATCCACCTTGAATTATATTTGTTGCAAGTCTCTTAATTGGTAATGACTCTGCTGTTTCTTCAACCTGTGTCGACTTTGCAAACACATCATTCATTATATCATTCTTTTCCGTTGTACTTAATTCGTCGTATTGCCATGCATTAGTTGAATCAAAACCAGGAACATATCCTTTTAGTACAGCCTGTTTAGTTAACACTGCTCCAAATTGAGGTGAAGCATTAATTTCAGATGCTATTTGTGCTCCTGATAAAACAGTTGGTTGTTGAGGAATCAATCTACTTGCAAGTATTGCAGCAGAGCCTATTTGTGCTCCTCTAGATAAACCTTCGAACTGATTAAATACATTTGCCACTGTAGATGCCGTGTTTGCTATATTAGTAATTGTGTTAAGAGTATTTACTAATCCGCTAACGGGTGAAGGTATCACATTTGAAATATCAGGATTCACCCATCCGGATGATCCAGTTGCTTCTAACGGGCTAGGAGTTGTATCATAAAAGCTAGGATCTTCAAAGTTAATAGGTTCACTATTTTCGCCTACCTTACCGTTGTCGTAAAATACTGATTCATAATTTATTGTCATAGTATTTTCAAGTGTTCCTGCACCATCGGAATAATCTAATGAATCGTGCCCCCAAGAAGTAACAAGAGGGTTTACTAATGTATAACTATACCATCGCTGTCTACCTAATTGGAATATTTTAATATTATCAAAAAATGTATCAGTTTTATCGTTATCTAAACCGTATCTAGATCTATTATTTGAATTATATTTGTTACGTGTAGAATATGCTGTCGGTGAATTCACGCCGTCTGTATAATAATAATTATAGTATTCTTTCATCATAGTAGATGTTACACTACTGTTATCATCATGAAGTGTTATAGTAACGGGAGAATAATCGATCCTAGTTTGAATATTCTTTTTTCTATTATATTGATTTTTAGTATCAACACTTGCAGTATATTGAGGTAAATCTGCTGTTTTAACCATCACTGCAATTTCTTTTAAAAGCCTCGACGTGTTTGGCGCAAATCTTGCAACTTCGTCGTTTGGTGTAGCACCTACACCTACTGCTTTTTTTAAATTAAAGACAACATGGTAAAGATACTTTACATTTGGCGCAAACCTCAAAGAACTTTGTGTATAAAAGTTTTGTGCATGTTGTGCATCTTTTAAATGTATATTATTGTTATTACTATATTGATATGCCATAATGTATTTATCTAAAAAAAAACGGAGACGTAAAGCCTCCGTTTTGAATAGAATCCAATCTAAGTATTTTATACTACGCCGGCACCAAGCCCTCTAGGCGTTACTTCGCCAACGCCAGTTACAGCGCCTCCGTCAGTACCTTTTTGTATAGCATTATCATAACGGATACTTAATGAAACTGTGACTGCATCACTTGTGCCGTATGCTAATGTGTTATAGTTTGCTGATTCAATGTAGCAGCCTTTAAGTTCGAATCTATCTAAAACTTGTGGTCCTACACCTGCATTGCCGCCGTCTAGCATTTCAATAACAGTTTGGAATTTGTAGTTGCCGCCTGATGCTGCACTAGCTTGTTCAAAGAAGTCGAACTGTTTCTGTAGCTGGCTGCCAACTGCTCTTTGTACATTGTTACTTGAATCTTCACGCAACGTAAGCGAGATAGGGTCCCAAGTGTGCTTACCTGCAAGATATGTTCTTGAGTTATAAGCATCTAATGTGATTTGTTCAAATGTTAAATTTGGACGAGTTACATCTACAACTTGTGCTTGCATGACTTTTACGTTGTCGTCTACAGTTGCACCAAAGCTTGTAAATGATACTCTAAAACGATATTGAAGCTTTGGCATCAATAGCGATGAGTTCTGTTCACCCTCGAACGGAACTGATAAATTTTGTAATGTTGTTACTGGCATTCTATTCTCCTAATACAGTAGTATTTATCATATTAAGGGCTCTAATTAAAGAGCCCTTATTTTAGCATTAACCTAATGCTGCTATTTCGCCTGTGTTCTTAATTCTCAATGGAATGTAAATAAACTCAATTGACTTAACTGGCTCAATGGCTATATCTAAATACAACTCATTTCTATCTATTCTAGCTGTAGTGTTATTTGTTGTATCACATACAGTTACAAAGTCATACAATGCTCTTAGATTTACAAGTTCTAGTAGTAGCGCATCTGCTGCTGCTTTAACTTGTGATCTTGTTGCTGCATCGTTTGGTTCAAATAGATATGGTCTTGCAAGTATTTCTAACTGTCTACGTAAGTAAACTGTTAGTCTTGCAACGTTAACTCTGTCTAATGCACTTGCACTTCTAGCACGAGTTTTTTGTCCAAATACTAACAATCCTGCACCAGCTACTGGTGTAATTGGGTTGATGCTATTTGAATATAGTACATCACGCTGTCCTGCATTTAGTGCAATTGAAACAAATTCTCCCTCAGCATTAATATAACCTGCTGCTGAAGCATTGCTAACTCCGCCGCGTCTTGAGCCTGCTGGAGCATACCAAGGATAAGCAACTTGGTCGTTTAATACTATTGTTCTTAGCGCCATATGCGAAGCTGGAACAACAACATTATTACCTGCGTTATCACTTGTAAAGCCACTTGGGTAATACATGCCTAAGTATTCGTCTTTAGATACTGCACCGTCATCGTTATCTTCAACAGCTAGTGCAACGTTTGTTGCCCAGTTGTTTAGTGATGTTGCATCTGGTGTTAGTCTAAATGGTGTATCACCTACAACAAATGCTGTTAGCTTTCTGTCATAGTTTAGAGTTACCATTTCACCAATTAGTTCAGGATAACCTGGAGTAGCCATTATATTGAATACTCTTGTTTCGTCATCTCTGATATCTTGGTTACCGTTAACCATTGCTTGTAGTGCTTGTACAACTGACTTACGCTGTGCGTGGCGTCCAAATGTACCCGAGCCGTCTGGTTGATTTGATGAGTCAGTTACCCAACGATGTGGATAGTAGTTTGCCATACTTGCATCTGACTGACGTGGGTTAGTTTCACCTGTGTCTACATAGTTACGCTCAAAACGCTTAACGTTAAATCCGCTTCTACGTAGGTTCCATAGCAGCATACCTTTTGGATATAGTGCTGGATCCGGAGCATCTGGATCTAGATAATTGCTTGATAGCATATCTACTATATCGCCTGCTGTATGTGCTGTTGCTGTGCCGCCTGTTGTTGACCAACGTGCGTCTGCAAATAGCATTCCGTTTTCAGTAGTTTGATCTGTTTTATCAACAACCGCCCAAGAGCTTAATGTTGCATTCCAACGATATACAGTTGGAAAG